CCAGCCCCACTTCAGACCGTTGCGGTTGAACGAGACGATCTGTCCGTACAGGTTGTCGCCTGCCGTGTCGGCGTCAATCGTGCCGTCCAACGAGGACTTCTTCAGCGCGATCGAGGAGATCACCGGGTGACCAAAGACTTTGCTGACCTGCCCCGCGAACAACGTCGCCTGATTGCCCGCCTTGTCCTGCGTGAGGAACTCATCGAGCAGCAGCATGTGATCTCCCACATACGGGTCAACGACGTGCACGAGATCGAGCGGGTTGTTCGGGTGGCCCCAGTCGTGCATGTACGTTGCGTCCAGCATGCGGCCATAGATGCCCTTGAACAGCGCCANCTCAACCGGCCCGTTGGCAGCAGACGCNNTGTTTCCNGTGTTGTCCACGAGGCAGGCGTGGCGGATGCCGTCGAACGCGGTGTNGTGCACGGTAGCCGCAGCCACCGTATCGTGGTTGTTGATGCCGTTGCTCAGTGTCGTGTCCCCATTCAGCGCGAGTGAGTCCATGTAGTAAGCCAGGCTCAACTGCGACTGCCGCCGCAGGAACGGGATGTACGGGATAATGGAATCCTCTTCCATCTCTCCAGACCACATCTGGTGTATGCCGAACTTTTTCGCAGACACCGACACGCGGTTNGAGCCGGTCTTGCTGGTGTCATACGCACTCGCGGCTGCAGCCGTGCTCTCCGACTGAACCAGCATTTCCGGGATGTCCACCTCGACGGGCAGGTGGGCCGTCGGCGCTGTCATTTCGAAACTGCCGATCAGGCTGGCGACGCGGCTTTCGTTCCGTGCCGCCTCCCAGAGTTCGCCGACATACTGAGCTCCGACGAGCTGAGAGCCATAGCCGGATTCCGCGGTATCCATCGCGCGGATCGCAGCCTCGTACTGCGCGCGATTGCCCTTGTGAACTCGCGGGAACAGGTTGTCGATGGCCTGACGATCGATTTTGCGAATCTCGGCATCAGAAATGTACAGCGCCTCACTCAGGTCACTGAACGCATTGCGCAGGTCCTCTGACGGACCCTTGCGCCCGTTCGCCTGCTCCGCCGACAACAGGTCGTGCAGGAACTCGATGTCCGCAACGCCCAGATTCCAGCGGGCGAACTTTGAACCCGCAAGTCGACCTGCGCCCTCGCCCCCGAACTTCATCTTGCGCTGAAAGTCCTTGTCTGCGGTCAGTTCACCCAAATACGTCTTGACAAGCCCTTTCAGCCGTTCCTCCGACACGCTCTCGCCGATTGCGGTGAGGCGCGCGGAGATGTCTTTCAACAGTTCATTCTCTTCCATGTGTCACCTCTACAATGTTTTGATCTGGCCGAGCCGGTCGGCGATATCCTGGAGCGCTGCCTTCCGCTCGGTGTCTTTCGCGTCCTTCGGCTCTTCCTTTTTCGTCGCCTTCCAATACCTCACGAATACAGGTCAAGCGCCTGCTGCAACCGCTCCAAGTTGCGCGCATTCAGGACGGCCCCTACACGTTGTTCTGCCATGCGTTTCTCCTTCCCACTCTCCTTGCCCTGTTGTGGTGGTGACCCAGGCTGCATAACGCTTTCCAACGATTTGGCGAGTTCCTGCAGGGCTCTCGCCTGGCGCTGGATCAGCGCGTCCGGGTCGCCGGGAACTGGTACGGCGGAGAGATCAAGCAATTCCGCCCGAGTTACCCTCTTGCCGCTGGACGTGAGCGTATTCCAGCCCACGCTGATGGCGTTCAGGTAGCCCTCGCGGTATTTGCGCTCGATGTCTGCGGCGAACGGGTCGCCCTTGTCGAAGGTCACGTCCGCGACCAGCGTGGCCTCGCCTAGTTCTACGTTCGCCTTGCCGATCGGGGGGCGCGTTCCCATGTAGTCATGCACCCAAAGCACGACGGGGTTTTTTCGATAGTTGTCCAGCTCCCACGCCCAGGTATCAATCGCCAGGCCGTCTCGGACGATGTTACTGGTGGAGGCCACGAAGCGGATCGGCTCGTCGTTGGCTTGCCCGTCTAGGCGATAGGCGCGGAAATACCTCGTTCCAAGTTGCGGCTGCTCCTGTTCCTGCTCAGCTGTGGCGGCGCTTTCGTTGGCTTCAATCGCCTCTATTTGCGCGCCTGCCTCCTCGGCCGTTGGGCTGCATCCGAGCGTGTCTCCCACAGGGTTGCCGTCTGCATCCACCTGGTACACACAATATGCCTTGTCTTCCGGGCCGTCTTGTACCACCGTATAAGGCATCTCTCACCTCACAGAATTGCTGTCATTGTGCAGCGGCAGTTGATCACGTTCCCCGCGCTGCCGGCGCCATCTCCAGGATACATCAGTGATTCTCCGGTCATCACGAACGGTTCGCGGATGCCGACTTCTTCTCCGTGCGCTCCTACATGGTCAAACTCAGACTCCGGTGGTGTCCTGGTTCGATCATCCAACGAGGACAGCCAAACCTTGCCCTTGACGACACCCGTCTGAACCCACCCCTCCAATGTTCCGCCGTTATAGGCTCCGATCACCTCGGTGCGTGCGATCGTCTCTGGAGTGCTGCGTATCCGGTCTCCCATGATGTCCTTGATCAGCGTCTCCAATGTCGTCATATCGGAGCCATCTTCGATCGCGGCGCCCAGCGCATCCCTCAGCGCGTTCCATGTCGTATCATTCACCGCTTCCGCGAACCGCTGTGCGCGCGCTGCAATGAACGTTTTCACCACCGGGTCGGTGACATCGAAACTAAGGCTAAGCCCGACGTTGAAGATTCCATCCTGCGCGCCCGCACTAACAGCGTCACGAATCGGAACATGCGCCCCGTCCCTAAAAAGCGCCACCCAGCGCCCCATGTCGAAGGGATTTATTTCCTCGGACGAGAAGATTTTCTGTGCGGCCGCCAGTATGGATTCCAGTTGGCGCTTCAACAACGCGATCACAACCGCGGCCAGCGCCTTCTCGTGCTGCTCGGTCTGTCGACAGAAGCGCGCCCACACCAGCCGGTGCTGCTCTCCGCCGAACTCCAAAGTCCCAGTTGCTCTTGCGTGTCCCGCAGACGCGCTTGCCTGAGTGGTCGGTTGCCCGTCTCCCGCTGGGGCCCGAGGCGTCATATCTTGCACCAGATTTACCCCCATCGGGGCCCACCACGCGGCGCCCCACGGAACTTCCGAGAGCCCCTCTTGCGCGCGCCACTCATTGATCGTGATCGCGCCAGATGCGATCTGCTCCTTTGCGCGCATCCATTTGTCCGACTCCGCCTCGTGCAGCACTTCCACGCCGGAGAGGTCGAACTCCGCCATATCAGCATCTGAGAACAGCGGGATCAGTTGCTCTGTGATCTCGTCTGCGATGAACTCACATTCCGGCTGTAGGCACTGTGTCCACGCCGCCTTGTGAGCAGCGTTCACATTCTCATAAGTCCTTTGTCCACCCACCAGATCAATCGGCCACGCGAATGCGCGGCAGATTTCCTCAAGCGACCAATTCAGGCCAGCGAGAAACTCCGCATCTTTCGGGTTCACGCCGAGTTCGTTGATACTGGCGTCAACCATGAGGACGCCCCACTTGTGCGCATTCTCTACGCCCTGATATCTCTCCTCGATCATCAATCGCAGTTCCGCCGCCTGGTCCCTCGTGAGAGTCGTGCCTTCCTTCGGCACCACGATCCCGCCCAGCTGCATCCCGTTCCGGAACAGCGCGAGGTTCGATTTCATGCCGGCGCTTGCCATATCCGCGGCAAGCCGAGCGGCAGCGATCGGAGACAACCCGCTGTACTCATCCAGAGGGTTCGGATAATGGAACCAGATCGTCTCCCCTGGAGAGAACGCGATCTCGTCGCCCCATGGCGCTGTGTAGATGAAGCGTTCGATATAGTTGTCTCGGTGAGGCACTACAGTCACGCGATCCGGCCTCGCCCACCAAATCTCTCGCGGCACCTGGTTCCCGCGTTCACCGCGCTCCAGGAACCAGAACCCGGCCCCCCATAGGCAGAGGGACAGTTCGGTCATCTGGATCAGTCTGCGCATGGTCCAGAATGGGTTCACGCGATGCGTTAGGTCATAGAGCGCCCCGGAAGTAACCTCCTTGCGATCCCCGCTCGCATTGCGTTTGTACAGCGTGAGGGGGACGCTGGACAACATCCTGGCCCGCTGGTTCGCGATCGAGTACACGTTGTTCGATGTGAGCAGATAATTTCCGTATTCGGCCGGAGAGTATTCATTGCCCCCGGCGCCGAACATCATCTGCGGAGACGCAACAGCCGAACCCAGTTTGAATGCGCGCCACGCGGCGCCGATCCTGTCAGACATTCTCATACGAACAAGGGCCCCTCGAAGTGTGGGTACAGCGCCATCATCACAGCATCGCCGCTGTCAGTGGAGCGCCCAATCCGCTTCTTTATGTCGTCTTTGCTCTCCACCTGGATGTTTCCTCCGCTCACGACCCGCCAGTGCGGGGCAGTCAGGTCTCCTGTCAGGAGATCATCGGGTGGCAGCGCGATCCCGTGTCCATTCGCCGGGTCCAGCAGTTCGCGTAGGTGCCACCATCCATGTGATCTCCGGTTCGCGAATCCGAGTTCACCGCTCTGATCCTTAGACCGCGTCTTCTCAGACGAATTGAAGGGCCGCACATTCATGCGCTGCTCTCGCAGCCGGTCCACCACCCCCGCGCCGATCCCGATCACGTCCACCATGGCATACCCGCCATTTGCCCTGAGAACGCCCGCCACACGGCCCGTGGTTGCCATCGTGTCTTCCAGTGCGTGCCTTCGCAGTTCCTGGATAGCGTTCTCGTGGCGCAAGGCAAACACCGTCTTGTCGGGCCCAGAGCGGGCCACGTCCACACCAACGCACGTGAATTGCGGCCAAATGCCCCCCAGTGCAATCCACCGCTCGTTTGCCGCCTCCACCCAGGCCAGCGGGATCACCCCGTCTGTGTCCGAGGCAGCGAACTCTCCGAGCACGCGGTTCTGGTACACCGACGATCTCTCTCCCCACTGCGCTTTGCGATCCTCCGCCCATTGCGCGCTGATCCTGCCGGCGCGAAGGGCCTCCTCTAGTGTAACGTGCCGCACCCACCAATCCTGATACCCTGGCGCGCGGCGGTGTATGTCGTAGAAGCGGCCCGACGGCTCGCCTGGCGTCGAGATCGCCAGCCAGAACAGTTCGCCAGGAGTCGAGAACGCGCCCTCTGCAGCGTCCCATGTTTTGGCAGGGATCGCCTTCGCCTCGTCGAACAGGTACAGCAGATGCGATGCGTGCGCGCCCTCGATGAGTTCCGAGTTGTCGCTGGCCAGCGCGAACGCCTCGCCGGTTGTAAGCCGCAGGTTCAACAGGTTCAACTGCTGATCCTCCGTGATCGCGTCTGTGCCGATCTTGTCCCACCGGAGATGCCGCGCCCACAGCCTGATCTCTGGCCAGAGGAACTTGTCCAGTTGCCGCCATGCGCTCGCGGTCGTGGGGGCTTTCCAGTCCTCGCCGTCTCGCGTGAGCGCGAACCACAGAACCACCCACGCGGCCAGCGCTGTCTTGCCCAGGCCGTGCGGCCCCCTCGCTGCCACGCGCCTGCGCCGGGGCAGTTCCGCCATGATTTCATCCTGGTACGGCGCTGGGCCTTCGCCCTCTCGGAAGTGGATGCAGTCATGCACGAACGCAACTGGATCGTCGCGGTATGTGATTTGGAATGTGCTACTGGTCAGGAGAATCCTGTCCAGCTCCTCGCGCTCGCGCGGACTCAATGATTGCAGCAACGCGCGCAATTCGCTCTTCGTCAGTGAGCTCAGGTCGTAGGGATTTACCATCGCTCGTCACGTCTATCTCGGACGGTGGGGGCCCATCGATTTGCGCGTGGACCCATTTCACCAGCGTGATCCATTCATCCGTTCCAATAACCCTGGTTTCTGTCGCGCCGCCATCGGGAGAGGGCAGCGCGAGTCGTCCTGTAACAAGCGCCTCCCACACAGCGCGCGCAACGAGGCGCTTTCCAGAGATGCGCTTTCCATCCACTTCGACAGTTTTGGATCCAGCGCGCCTGAGTAAGTCCGTCAGCGCGCGTTTCTTTGGCGGACGGCCAGCGGGATTACCACTCTCTCCAGGTTTCCACAATGGCGTCGGCATACTCTGATCCTGTACTGTTTTTCACTGGCGCTGACAACAAAAAAAGCGCGGCCCCTGTCACCTTCGTGACAGAAGCCGCGCGTTGTTCGCTCTGGCTGATACCTTAGTTTCCTATGTGCCTGACCCAGTATACCGCGCTTTTGGCGCTGTGTCAAGAGGCAGTTTTCAGATACTGCATCCCCGCGACGTCCATGTCTGGCGGGATAGTCGTCTCCACCTCTGCGGTCAGTTTGCCGCCATCATTGCACCGGATGATGATGACAAGCGGGTACGGATACCGATGCTTCACCCATTCAATAAACTCCGCTTCGCCCTGCCCATCGCGCTGGACGTGGGTGGGCCTGTAGACTGTCCCGCGCAATTCCACCTTGCCGAATGCAACGCCACCGAGTTCAGTCATTGTACCATCCTCCCAACCTCTGGCTCCATCTCTACAAAGAGCCTGCCATCCGTGCCGAGTCGGTACAGTGTCCGCCGTGTGTCTGCCATGCCTCGCGCCTCATGGATGATGGTATGTGGGCGAATCGGATTGAAACCGATGACCTCTGCAATGCAGTGTGCCAGACCGTCTACACCATCTCGCCCACACGCTGATCACTTGTATCTTCCGCACCGCAGGCAGAACTTATACCCGTCGCGCCAGTCATGGCCGATGAGGAGGCAAGCAACGGGCTTATGGAGCGAAATCAGATAGCCCCAGACAGCACCGATGAAATCAAGTAGCGCGTTCCAAATCGGTTTCATCGCGCTACCGCCCTCCTGTCATAATGCTCTGCATGGCATCGGCGAATCCGGGCGTCCATCGCTCTGTGTGCCGACGCACTGTCAGCCCGGCAAGCCGCCAGATCGTCTCGGAGTATTTGAACCCGTCATCCTCCCACTTCACCGTTTCCACAGACCACAGCCCAAAGCACCGCAAATCAAAAACCTGACTCACCTCCCCACCTCCGCCCGCAGCAAGTCCACCCTGGCCTGCACTGCATCCGCGAACTCGCGCTCGGTGATCACGCCCGCCATAACTCCCCGGCACAGCGCGGCGATCCTCTCCACTGCGTCCATTGCAGCCTGCCACCTGTCAAAAGCGTTCACCTCACCACCTCCTCCCCGCCGCGAATTGCGGCCCCCGTCTCATAGTGCCATATCGCCCGCAGTTCTCCGAATATCCGCATGAACCGCAACCCCGACGCGCCCGCCTCCACCAACTTAGGCGCGCTCCACGTCCGGCCCGCATCGTAGGACACGTACACCGACGCTCCGCCAAAGCCACGCACCGCGAGCAGCACTCGCTCACTGTCCACGAACAGGACGGGATAGTTCACGTTCTCCGCGCTCCGCCACAGGTACGTCCAATTCCGCCCGTCTCTGGATGTCCAGACCTCTACCCACTCCGGTGTGTACTGCGCGCTCACGCGCTGGCAGCGAATGGCCCGCAGCCAGGAGCCGTCGGGCAACAGGATAATCGGCGCTTCGGTGTACCAGATGCCCGTCGGCGGCTTTTGCTCCGCCCAGATGCGCCAACGCGACGCGCCATCCCAGGCGATGACCGTGGCCCATTTCTTGCCCCAGGCGTCGCCCGCGTAAGCAGGAAACAGCCACTCGCCGCCATACTGGAATCCAGCGCCCGCGAAGATGGTGTATGTACCGTACCGCAGTGCTGGGATCCGCCGCCACGTCAACCCGTCTTCGGAGACGAGCAGCGACGGGTCGGCGTGGAACTGGATTTCCCACTTGCCCGGCCGAACCTGTACCGACTTCCAATACGCCTCGTGGAGCGCGAGCACAAGCCGGTCGCCCATGTCTGTGAACTGTCCAACGAACAGCCAGCGCAGGCGGTATGCCGATCCGGTCGCGTTGACGCGGTAGACCTCATACCCGTCGCGCCAGACCACAGCATCAGCAGGGATGTTGTGCCCCGTTCCCGATGCCGTCGCGCCACGCCATGTAAGTATGGCCCTGCCATTCGATAGCGTCCGGGCCGAAGACGGCGTGGCCGGGATCCGCCGCGTGAATGGTGATAATCGCCAGGATGCTCAGAATCAGGTTTGTCATTTCGCCTCCTCAGAATACATTCAGTCCGCCGTTCGCGCACACGAACCTGCGCACCAGCGGCCTNTTGCNGNCTCTCAATCTCCCGCTTCACTTCGGAGACGGCATCACGCACGGCTATGACGTTTTTGTGTATGTCCCCGATGCGG